GTTTCCGCAAGGCTAGAGAGGCGGGATTGGGTCATGCTGCCTCCTGCATCATTGCAAGCTGCGGCGCTTGCATATTGGGAGATAGCCACAGCGATTCAATCCGCTTGGCAGCACCGTCGGCATGGTGTGCCTTGTCAACGCGTCGCCATCCAGAAAACAGGGTGTCGTAGGCGTCGCAGCGATAGCCGCTAACGATGACCATGCCTTTCAGTTCGCGCAGTTTTCTAGCGAAGACAACATGCTGCTCATCGCTCATTTCGTACGGGTAATCCGCTTTTGCGTCTGACCGGGTGCTGAATACATATGGGGGGTCGCAGTAGTGCAGGGTTTGCGGGCTATCGTGGTGGAGCATGCAGGCCATTGCGTCGCGGTTCTCGATGACCACACCGCGCAGTCGCTGAATCGTCATGCGCAGGGCGTCCGGGTAATTCATCCAGTCGTGCGCTGGCGTTGTTCCGCTGCGGTTGCTGTTGGCGCGAAAGCCGCATTTCTGATGAAGGCTGTTCGAGCCAAACCCCATGAAGCTGCGAACCAGCGTGCGGCGGGCTTGCTCCAATGGATCCCCGTCGGGTTCGTAGCTGTCAATGAACTCGGTGCGCGCGAACGGAGTCAGTTCGCACAGCATGGCCAAGCGTTCGCCATCGTCGCGGGCCACCTTGAACAGATTGACGATCTCGCCGCCCAAGTCGTTGTAGACCTCGGCATAGGCGCGTGGCTTGCGCAGCAGGACAGAACCACCGCCTCCGAACGGCTCAACGTAGCAGCGGTGTTCTGGGAAGTGCGCGATCACCCATGGTGCAAGCATCCACTTGCCTCCGTGGTATCGGACCAATGGCCGTGCTTTCATGCAGGCGCCCTCCACTTGCACCCGTCGCAGCGCTGGTCCGCCTTGCCTAAATCCGTGTGCGTGAAATTGCAGTCCCGCGCCATCACGAAAGGCACTTCGCGCATTACCGGATGGCGAGAAGGCCCGGACTCTGCCCATCCGTCCTGCATGCGGACGTGCTTGGCAAATGGCGGGCGGTTGAAACACCCGTATTTGTGTTGTTTCATTGGAAATGCAGCCTCTGTTTAGCTTCGAGATAGGCCGCATGAGCGGCGGCGGCAGAATTGAAAGTTCCAATGTGCTTTCTGCGGCCGTCTACTGAAATGCCTGCAATAAATCTACCTTGCCTCTCAGCAACACCTTTGAACCCAGATGTGTTGTGCTTTGGGGTTCTGAGGCTTGCTTGCAGGTTTTGCACGTTGCTTACCAGCCTTAAATTTCGCCATCGGTTATCGAAGCCGTCCCCATTGATGTGATCTACTAATTCAGCAGGAAAGGCTCCCGTGATGTAAAGAACCGCCAATCGGTGGCACAAGTACAAGCGTCGGTCAATGCGGATAACAAGATACGGCTTGCGATTGTTTTGCTTAGTCCCAGCGAGAGTGCCTGCAGCGAGCCCGTTCTTATGACTGGCTAGCCTAGTGAAAAGCCCCGTCTCTTGGTCGTAGTGCAGAAGCTCTTTCAACCGAGTCTGCGTAAGGATCTCCGTTGTCATTCCGACACCCTCGCCACATGCCGATACGGCCAGGCCACCATGCACGCATCACGCTCGTGCTGGTTACTGCCTTTCTTCCAGCCCGTCACGCGGTTGAAGTTCGCCGCGTCCATCTTCCTGCCTTTGCCGGCCGGGCTGACGCTGTGGCAGGCCACGCAAAGCTGCTCGCACACAGCAACGATGAGCTTGCACCATGCGTCTATTTCACCGATGTTGCGCGCCATCTTTGCTGCCGCCGCCTTGGTGCCACTTGTAGTCCATACAAACGACTGCAAGCGGCTGTCCTCAAGCTCGATACGGTCGGGGGCGATCTCGCGGATCGCTTCGTGAAGTTGAAGCGGGCCGATGGTGCGCAGTTCGGTCAGCTTGCCGTCCTTGATGATGGCCAGGCCGGTATTCGCGCCGGGGTCAATGCCGAGAATCAAAGCCATACGCCATCCTCCCCGGTATTTCCGCGCGACAACTGCTCATTCAGGTCCGCGCGCAGTGCCGCAGCACGCCCAGCTACGCGCTTGTCGGCAAGGTAGTCGCGCACCCAGGCACGGCCTTTGTTTACCGAAAAGCGAATGAGTGTTCGCACTTCGCAGCGGTGGCGTTCGGTTTCGGTTTGTGCTCTGGTCACCATCAAAACCTCTCGCCTTCGTCGCGCATACCGCGCTGTGGCGCACTGGTCGCCGACTTGCTTGGCGGCGGTCCTGCCCAGCCGCTGAACGTGGTTTGCTCGCCGATGTAGCTCAGGTGCAGATACCCGCAGCGCCCTTGGCGGTTCTTTGCCACGCTCAGCTTGGCGTAGTGCTGCCAGTCGCCGCCAAGATCAGGGTTGCTCATGATCGGGCGCTTGATGAACACGATCACGTCGGCGTCCTGTTCAATAGCCCCGGAATCGCGCAGGTCGCTCATCATGGGCATTTGGTCGGGGCGCTCTTCGCTCTTGCGGTTCAATTGCGCCAGGCACAGCACCGCAATGCCCAGCTCCTTCGCCAATGTTTTGAGGCCACGGCTGATTTCTTCGAGCTGCGTGTTGCGGTTGGCCTTTGCGTCCATCCCCGACATAAGCCCGATGTAATCCACCACCAGCACGTCCAGGCCATGCAGGCGCTTCAAGTTGCGCGCCTTCGAGCGCACCTGATTGATGTTCAACCCGCCTTGGTCCGACACATGGAAGTTCAGCGACTTGGCGCGGTCCACCCCGTCCATTACCCTATCCCAGGCCAACCCCTCGCCGCGCGTGGGCCGCTTCACAGACGATAGGCTTACCCGGCCCAGCATGGCGGTCATCCGGTCGTTCACCTCGCTGTGGCTCATTTCCATAGACAGCAAGCCGACGCTGTACTCTGCTGCCATGTGAACGCCGATGGTCAATCCCAGCGCAGTTTTCCCCATCGACGGACGGGCGCCAACGATCACCAGCTCACCGGGTCGCAGTCCGCCTTCAAGGTATTCGTCCAGATCAGACAATCCCGTTGGCATGGCGCGATTGGTCCCATCGGCGCGCGCTTCAAGCACTCCGGTGTGCTGGGTCATCCCCTCGTAGGCGCCAACCCACTCGTCGCGCGGCGCATCGTCAATCAGCTTTGCAAGCTGGCCCTGCGCGCGGTCCACACGGTCGCTGATGCTGGTGTTGTGGTCCTGGCTCAGCTCCAGCAACTCCGTGCTCACGGCGCGCAACTGGCGGCTCTTGAACCGCTCAATCACCAGATCGGCATAGCGGCGCAGATTGGCAGAACTGGGCACGAACTGGGCCAGTTCATGGATCTGTTCCATCGTGCAGCGATCACCCAGCGCCATAGCGACAGTCACCACGTCGCACGATTTGCCGGCGCCAAGCTGACGGGCCACCTCGGCAAACACCATGCGGTGCGTCTCGTCGGCGAAGTGCTCGGGCTTGAGTTTGTCGGCCAGCCGGTCCCAACTGCCGTTGTCCAGAAGCAGCGCGCCAATCACGCTGGCCTCGGCTTCCATCGACTGGATAGCTTCTACGGGGAAATCTTCAAAATTCATGCGACCTCCAGTTCGCGGTTGTCGTAGTTGCCCTCAATGACCGCAGAAAACTTCGCTTCGGTCATCAACCAACCAAGGTTGCAGCCGGTCCATTTGCCATCGCGGCCAGTGAGGAAATCGCTCTTGGCGACATAGGCGAAGTACCGGTCGAAGAAGTCAAGCGCCTCTTCACGGCTTGCCGCATACGGCTGGCCGTTGCGTTTCTTTGCCGTCAAAACCCACTTCCAGCGCGCTCGCATTGCGTCGGCCTTCTTCCCGCTCCAAAGCTCTGGCTTCGGCTGCGACAGCATCGGGAGGTGTTTTCCAAAAAGGTCGATCAATTCCGTGTGCGGACATGGCTGCGCGGCGGCGGGCTTGGCCGACGACATAGAAGCTTTAGCTTCTTTTAAGGAATCAGGATTCAGTGAATCAGGATTCAGGGTGTTATGACCCGGTGGGTTAACTGTTCCTGCACAGTTGTCTAACGGCGGGCGCCCGTTACTTTCTTGTGAATTAACGTTATTTACCCTCTTTTTACCGGACACATAACCGTTGCTGGTGCGTTCGTTCACGGTTAAATCACCGTTTTCGTCCGGTAGCTCGCTGTCTTTTTCCGTTCCGTGGGGGGTCTGGTGTTTGTGAAAATTGACGACGGCGACAACCGCCACTTCGCCCGCCTGATAGCGGGTCACAAAGCCGTGTTTCTCAAGATTGGCAAGCCCAGCATCAACGTCATAGCCGTCGCACGGGAACAACTCCATCTTGATGCGCTTGGGACGGTCCTCGATGCGGCCCTCGCGGTCGGCAAGGCACCACAGCCCAACAAAAAGCAGGCGGTCGAAAGCATCCATTTCAGCCAGCAACTCATTCTTGAAGAACGAGGGCTTGATGTTGCGTGCGCGGGCCATTACTCGGCCTCCCGGATCTTGTTCCAGCAGATGCCGCAGAAATACTTGAACTCCTGGCCGCGACGAATCTTGGGGTTGGTGTAAGCCCGCTCCATCGCTTGGATGACATCGTGCAGCCCAAGCTTTTCAATAAAGGTGCGCGTAGAAACCAAACCGGAAGGGCTAAGAGTGAAGCCTTCGTTGAAGCGTTCGTACACGTCCACCACCTCGTCGCAGTCGTCTTCCAAACGCAGGCGCTTGGCGGCCAGCACTCTTTGATAGCCTTTGATCTGATCCTCTTTCTCAATGATGAGCGCAGCCTTCTCTTGCAGGCTCTGAGGGATATCCGAAAGCGATCGGTCGGATTTCCCCTGATTGCACGACTCGCAAGATGTGACCAGGTTGTCTTCATCATTCAATCCACCTTGGGAAACAGGGTGAATGTGGTCTAGGTGCAGAATCACAGCCGGCGGATGCGCGCCGCAGTATTGGCAGGCAAAGCCATCGCGCTTGAAAACTTCAAACCGCGTTTTCTTGGAAATTGCTTTTCGTTTTGTGGCAGCCATACGTTTCACCCTTAAACAACCCCAAAAATCACGTCGGCAGGCAGTGGGTGAGGCTGCTTTTCGCGCAGGGGGATCAGCCCATTGCTAGCCGGGTGAAAAAACATCAGTGACTCGCTTCCCAGGCCGCGAACTTCGCCGCGTGCCGTTCCAATGTGTGTCGGCGCATTTCTTCCATGTGCTGGCGAGCGGCCTCTTTGTCGCCACGGGCCATTGCCAATTCCAGGTCCACCCCGGCCAACTGCGCGGCGAGGTCGCGGCGCTTGTCCTCAAGGGCCTCATATTCGGTCTTGGTCATATCCCGCCTTTCATGAGTGCATTGCGCTTGTCCCGGCTGGCCTGCGCCTGCTCGCGGCTCTCAATGCATATGTTCGGCAGGCTGGGCTTGATAAACATGGCCTGGTTGCCGAGGGAGAAAGCAGCGCCAGGAACGTTGCGTTTTGGGGCCTTGGATGGCTGGTCCTTGCCGCGTGGGCGAACGGTGGTGAAGGCGTTCATGCTGCGCCGCTCGGTCTTTTCGTGCGGGGCCATGGCTTACGCGGCCTCGGGGGTTGGCTTGGCTTTGCGGGCGGGGGCGGGCGCGTCGATCTCCGCAGCCAGCTCAATGAGCTTCAACGCATCAGATGCGCCTGCTGGGATGCCGCCAGATTCCCACCTGGAAATCTTATGCTGCGCAATGCCTGTGCGCCGTGCAATTTCGGACTGCGACAGCGTGCGCCGCAGTGATTGGATGGCATCTTGAATTTTGTCCATGCGCCATTCTATGCCCCGCTGCATAGCATTACAAGACATTTTTGCGCGCACACGCCAGCCACCGCCTACTGGCGGTTTTTTTTCGCCTGAAGTAAAAAATAGTGCAAAACTGCATTGACAGCGCTATGCGGACGTGCATAATTCACCCATGCCAACGAAAACGCGGCACAGGGTGAGCAGGCATCGACCAGTCACCGACATGGAACTTTAAAAATCTTTTCCCTGCGGATCAACCTGTAAGCACTGCTTACCAGTTGGCAGCCCTTCAATGGGTAGTTGGCGCGGGCACCGGGCGTGAGACGGTGGTGACGCTGGCACGGCGAAGAACAGGAACGTGACCAAGCCTCAGGGGCGCCAACCAGGGCGCAGCAACTGCGGTAAAGGGCGCTGATAGTCATCAGCAAAGCATCGGCCAGCGGTGC